TACTTTTTACGGTATCTATTATAGATAGCTTTATCTACCGTTCTAGCTTTATCGCCACGCATATAACTATTTACTCTGGCCATAGCCCATGCCGGCATCGGTACATTACGGGAGCCGCCGCCTAAATAAGCTCCCTGACCTTTTCTATATACTTCCGCCAACTCACCATAAAAAAATTTAGTTCCTTCGGCTTTTGCCTTTAGTGCTTTTTTTACTTTTTCGTTTAACGGTTTTCTTTTTGGTTTTGCTTTTGGAGGCATCTTGAGCAACCCTAGATTTTTGTACGGCTTTAATGTCTATATAAAGACCCTTTTCATAAAGTTCGGCGGTTCTTTTTATTTCGGCAGCTTTTGCCGCTCGGTTTTTAGAACCGCTAAGATACTTTTTCGGAACCCCAGTTTTTTTATCCTTAGGAACCCGTCTTAATTTAGCCATTAGTAGAAACTACTTTTTAGTTCCTTTTTTCTTTTTTTTCTTAGTTTTAGGAGGTCTTCCTACTTTGGAACCATAAGTCCCTTTTCCCATTGGCATGATTTTAGATGCAACTAAAACTATTATATCTTTTAAATTGCTTTTGGATATTTATCGGCTAAATCTTTTAAAGATAATTCTGTTCCGTCATCTCTTATTATTAGCCGTAAAGCCTCACGAGGACTCTTTTTTTTAGTATCTATTAAATAATTAAAATACTTTTTTTTGTTACCTAAAGTTTTGGTTTGTATAGCGGGATTTTCTTTTAACCATGTTCCGTAGTTTTTATCTTGGGGAACTCTACCCGTAGCACTAGGTCTAGTATCGGGAAATTTTCGTTCTAGTTCATCATCATCAAGAACCGGCACGGTAGTAGAACGGCAATTAAAATGTTGGGGAGGAAGTGGACCTTTATTATATTCAAAAGTTTGGCCATCTAAAGAAGCACAGATTAAAGAGGTTCTTGAATCTAAAGTAGCAACGTATTGGTATTTAGATGAAATATCGCTGTTAGCCTGATAAACAGATTGGCTTGCTGCATTCTGAACTTGGTTAACGGTAGTCCTTACGATAGCCATAACTTGATTATTAGCTAATTTAGTTCCCGTTCCTCCCGCTAGTCGTTGAGCTTTAGCCGTCATTTCTTGATTAGCTCCGAACTGTAACTTACCCCGTAGTCGCCTTCCTATTTTAGACATCGACTCTCCTTCCGTTATACCTATTCTTACTTGGCTAGTTATTAGATCGGCTTGCGAATCTGCTATACCCCTAAAAGCTTTTTCTACTACTACCCCATTAGGTAAAGTTATTTGCGAACCTTTTAACGCTGTTAAACTAAATCGACCTTGAACTGCCGGCTCTAATTGGTTAGGTAAGTTTAATATATTAATTTGCGTTGGGTCGGTAGTAACAACAGAACGAGCAAAGTCGGGACTAACCGATACGACATTTATAGGAATATTTCCACTAGGAAATACTTTTCTAAGTTCACTAGCTACAAAGTCCGTCTGAAAAATAGCTAAACTATTTAGTTGCTCGATCATAACGGCGGTGCTACTTCCCGACCATGTTTCTAAACTTTCTTTCATCGTAGCTAACATAGCTCGTATTCTCGCAACCGTAGCGGGAGCGGTAACTTCATCTATAACGGCTAATTGGTTAGTTAAGTCTAAAATTACGTTGTTATAGTTAGTAATTATTTCACGAGCAACCGTATTACTAAACCTATTAAGGTCTATAGTCTCACGATAAAAACTTTCGGGAACGGACATTTATTAGCTTTCGTCATCTTCGGGTTCGGCACTTATTTGTTGCTCATCTGGGTCGGCTACTTTTTTAGGCGGAGCCATAGCTATAAGTCCTCCGGTTTCGGTAGCTTCTAATTCTTCTTCTACGTCAAACTCATCTCCTAATACTTCGCCTTCTGATAATCTCTCTAAGAAAGTTTTTTGTGAAATCTCGTTAGATGCTCGAACTTGTAGTAAAGCTTGTATATCTTGTGGTTCTAAACGTTGTGATAAGAAATCTCTATTAACAAAACAACTACCGGCTTCTTTCCCTAAATAACGTGAATGATATTGTAAACAGTTATCTATCATATCTTGCATTTGTTGAGCAACGACCATCATTGTAGAGTCGCCTTGCGAGCGATCTATTTTTTTAGCTTCGGCGGTTTCCGCTGATAATTTTTGCCCTAATACGGCGGCTAGTCCTAACTCATTTATCTGCCCTTCTAATCTATCTAGTCTCTTAAACTGAGCCTCGTAGCTTTTCCCGTCAGGTTCTATATATTCTGCCCGCCCGTCGGGTGGAAAGGCTATAGCTTCTCCGGGTCCCGCCGAAACCTCCTCTGCCGCTTGAGAAAAGCCATAAAACGCTAACATAGGTACTGCTGATATATGTAGTTGATTATCTAAGTCACTTTGTATTTGGTAAGCCTTTAGATTAAGTTCGGCAATATCGGCCATAGGCGGTCTAGACTCTAATAAATTTAGACGGTTAGAATACGCTACGGAAAAAGGAATAGTATTAAGAGGGTTGTTTCCTTCTTCATAAAGGCTAAATTTATTATTTTTATCTTTACGATGTATTTCAAAACTATCGGGAGTAAGTAACCTAACTTGCTCGGTTATTTTTTCTCCGTAAAGTCCGTCGGGTTCGCTTACTTTTTCTAATAACCTTAACTGCGTAAACTGAAGCTGTCCGTCGATCATTTCTGTCCGCCAACCTAAAATATCTCTAGGCGTATAAGTTACCCAATAAGGTCTACCGCCTTCCCCCGTACTAGGAGCATCGACTAAAACTCCAACGTGGCCATAACGAATCATTTTACGGGCGGTTTCGTAAGTCCAAACATTAAGGTCGTTTCCCATTAAATCTACATCAAAAAGTTGTAGTCTTATATCATCGCTCGTATCATTTAGCCTTACGGGTTTTCTAGTTAGCATTCCCGCCAACATTCTTTCTAGACGTATATAGTAAGGAGGGCAAACGGAACGAGCTAAACGATTATCATAACTTTCATCTAGCTCTCTCGGTTCTTGCATTAGATACTTTCTATGCTTAGAACGCATTTGATAAGTTCCGCCTAATAAATCTTCTATTAATATCCAGTGTGGTTCTTGTTCGAACCAAGTATTATTAGGGTCGTTAATATCTTTCCCTCTACTTACAGATTGGCGGTTGTAATGACTATAGCCTGAGTACACTTTTAAGCTCCTTAGTTTGTTTTCATATTAGACAATAATTTTAATAAAGCCTAATTCCAGTTTTACGACCGACGTTCATGTGTAAAGGATTAAACAAACGCCAAGTTATATATCCTAGAGCGTCATTCATGTGGTCATAACCGGCGTCTTTATCCGGCTCGCCTTTATCATTATAACTTTGAAGCTCCAAACATTCTATAAGCCTAATAGCTTTTTTACTTATCATCATTTTACTTTCCCCCTTTCCGTTTAAGAACATTCCTTGAACTGAGTTTACTCTATCTCTTATCGCAGGGTTGGAAAGAGCCGACTGATTTAAAAAGCCGTAACTTTCTAAAATTTGGATATCGGTTTTAGAAGCATTCGTGCTTCGGTTTCCGCCTGAAGCGTCAGGATAGACATATATTTTATTAAACGGATATTTCGCTTTAATTTCTTTAGCGAGTGAGTCGGTGTCGTGACTTTTAGCGATTTCATCTATAACTATAAATTTATTACCCGCCGCTATACCGATTACTGCGTTCATGTTGCCGATATTAAAATCTATCCCAACTCGGATAGGCTCATGTTCATTAATAACGGGGTCGGTTTCTAAAACGTGTATATTTCGATCAAACTTATCGTAAACTTGTCCGGTAGTTAAATTGCAGAAGTTACCGTTTAAATATGCTTGGATAAGTTGCGGCGGATAGTTTTCTAGGAGCGAATCTATAAAACCTTCGGGAAGGTAAGGATTATCAGAAGTTTTTGCTTTTATTAACCTAGTATCTTCTTTAGCGTTTTTTTCAAAAGTATCAAACGCCCAAGAATGACCTTCGGGAGTAGTAGTAGCGTAAAACTGTTGAACATCGCCCGACCTTAGTCTAGCAAGTGCCATGTTCATAGCTTGTTCAGCGTCACGCTTATTTACCGTATCGGCTTCATCAAAACCAACGGCACATAAGTTTTGCCCTCGCAAACGTTGGTAAGTTAATATCGTTCTTAACAAAATAGTATGTACGCCTTCTTTAAATTGAAGTTGGTACTCGGGAAGAGGACTAGCCCTAAAAGTAAAAGGTATTTCCCAAAGTTCTAAAAGTTCATTCATAGTTCGCATAAGTATGTCTCTTAACATAGGTGCCGTAGGCTCGAAGATCGCACTAATACAACCAACATTCATAGAAGCCAAAATAATACTTTTACTAACTAAGGCGTAAGTCTTACCGGCTCCAAAACCGCAAACTAAAGCTAATTTTCTATGGTCTATATCTTCGCAAAACTTTTGTTGGTGCGGAAGTAAATCTTTAGTAACTCGTTTTTGTACTTCAGCGACTTCCGGTAATTTATATTGCCCTTCGCCGTATAAAATATTCCCTTTTACTCTTTGGCAAATAGTCATGTAATAAGAGCAGCTAAACGAGCCATAGCATTAGTAGCCCCTAAAGCAATATGAAGTTGCCCCGTTCTTCTAGCTTCCATGTGTATAGATGAATATTGCGTAAGGATAACGGCCATAAGTTCCGGTCTTTCTATATTCCAATCCCCTTTAAATTGTTCTCTTACTTTCATTAAATATCTATCTACGGTTCGCTCGGATACCCCCCAGTTTTCCGCCGCATATCGTATACAATCCGAACGCTTTCCTCCGTTAGCAATAATCCTTCCCAATCTTGCTACTCGCATTTCTACTTCTGCTTGCGTGGTTTTATCGGCTGCCAAAATTTAAAGAGATTTATTATTAGGTTAGCTTATTAATTCTAAAAGTTTAAATTATTTCGTTTTCTTCTATAAATGCAGAAGGGTCGCCAAACTCGCAAAGTCCACATTTTTGGGTAGCTAAAGCGGGGTCGCCTTTAACAAAAATCAAAACATTTTGGTGAGTTTTTCCAAGCTTTCTAGATTTAGTAAAACCGTTACCGCAGCGTAAAGGTAAGCTTCCAACCATAGTTATAAGTATTGCTTCGTTGTAATAACTTAAACCGGCTTTTATAAAAGCTTCTATAGTTTCACTTACAAAGTTATAATAAGTACCGTCTTTTTTTCTAACTTCTCCTACTACGAAGCAAGCAAAACTATTTTCATTAAGAAGATCGCAACTTTTTTTTATAATTTCGGCATAATTTTCTTTAAATGCTTCGAAAGACATATTAGAAAGATCGTTCGGGTCTTTGCTATAAACCTCTAAATCTACGTATGGCGGACATGAGAATATTAAGTCGGCCTTTTCTGATACTAAATTATCTATATTTTGGCTATTACCTGTAATCCATTTTGGTTGGTTTGTTTTTACCGGTAACGAGGTTTGCCTTATACCTACAACCCATAAAAGATCGCCTTCTTCTATAAACTTAATACACTTAGCTTCATAAACGGGGTCTAAAGTTAAACCATAAAAATTATTATCTTTTTCATGTTGATGATAATCTAAATCGCTAGAAACTAACGTAACCATAGAAGCCCAGTTTTTAGGGGCATATTTATTTAATCTATCGGTAGGGTCTGCTCCTACTCTTACTCCTAAAACCGGAATATCTAAATTATTTTCTATAAGCCCATGTAATAAACCAGATAAAGACATACCGGAACCAACGGGAATAACTATACGTTTAGTATCGGGAGGAATATTTTTTACTTGGTTTTTCGTAGCTTCTACGGCTTCACAACATTCCATTCCAAAAGGTATTTCTTTAAAACCTTGTTCTAAAGCGTCATCTTTTGCTCTTTTAATTATTACGCTGTTATATCCGGCTTTATGTTGTATAACTTTCGCTCCTATATTTTTAGCGGCTTCTACTTCCGGACTTAATTTACCTTCGGGCGTATGTACCCTACAAGGTATTCCAAGTTCTTTTGCTATATGAGCAACTATATTAACTTGCGGACTTTCCCTGCTTCCGGCAGTTACTAAACCTTTAGCGTTTTGGGCTAAATAGTAACAAGTTCTAACTTTTCCCCCGTTTACTCCGTTTACCGCAAATAAATCATCTCTTTTTACTAAATAATCGCCTATTTTTTCTATAGGAGTTAAATCGTTATAGTTTTTATAAGTAAGAGCAAAATAGTCCTCTTTATAATCTAAAAGATCTACAGCTTGTACTTTATTAGCTTCTACTTGTTCTTTTCTTAAGTCTACCCCAATATATTTTCTTCCTAGAATAGCGGCGACTATACCCCTAACACTACCCCCCGCAAAAGGGTCTAATATTACGGAATTAGTATTACTAAACCAACGATAAATAAGTTCAGTTATTACGGGGTCGAAAACAGAAGTTGAACCTCCGGCAGACATTATTCTTTTTCCAACGTCGCCTTTACTTATATTGTAAGTAAGTTCTTCTTCCCTACCTACTTCAGATTTTATTCCTAAGTCTAACCATAATTTTTTTCGATTTTGCCACCAACCTTCTCTAGCATTTAAAACGCTAAAAGGAGGAACGCCAAATCTATCTTTTAATATTCCACTAGCTTCTCTTTTAGGTTTTTCGCCTAAATCATTTAAATCTTTATTATCGAACCAATCTGAAATATCGTGTTCTTCGGCTAACATTTCTAACATTTCATTATCCCATTCGGATAAATCACTAGAACGGTTATCGGCTAAAGCTAAACCAACTTTTTCATCTTCAGATAAACCAGTTCTTTTTACGGCTATTATTTCACGACCATCGGTTTCTATTACTCTTACGTTTTCTAAACCGGCTTTTTTAGCTCCTTCTATAGTTCCGTTTCCGGCTAGTATTCTATTATCTTCATCTATAACAATAGAACGAGCGGCTCCAAATTTTTCTAAAGACTTTTGTATTAATGAAGCAGAACGGTCGGTTCTTTTACGAGCGTTTTTATGGTCGCCTTTTAGATCATTAATTTTAGTCATTTAGGAAAAGAAAACATTTTATCTATTTTACCTAATTCTTCTTTTACGACTTTTATATAATAAGGCGTTTCTATCTTTTCGCCTTTAGATTGCTTTACACGTATTTCATTTATTTCTTTAGCAGTAGTTTCCCATTGTTTTTTTCTATCTATATGTATTTGCCGTATCTTATCCTTTTCTAACTCAAAACCTAAAGCTTGCATATCGCCGTACTGGTTTTGAACGGTTCTAATATTTCCGTTAGCATCTCTAAAACCGCTCCTTTCATCATTACCATGTGCAGCTTTACAATGACAGATAATAGCTAAATCTTGGCCGCCCCTAATTTTACCTTCGGGGCTTCTATCATAATCAGGAATAATTCTATTAATAGCAGCATCGGCGTTAGATACTATACCGCTATCATTACAAGCAAAACATTCTACTTTTGGGGCATAAAATGTAGAGTCTCTATCTACGGAAGTTCTTCGGTAAAACATTGTTCGGGGTTAAAAAGGTAATTCGCTCGACTTATCTTTAGTCGGCTGTTTGTTTACAATAACGTCTTTTTTAGAAGTTGCCAACTCTAAAAACTGTTCATATTGGCCTTTACTTATCCATCTAGAACAATCTGGAAACATTGGAACCCAATCTCCCTTTCTAGCTTTTTTTATTCTTTGTTTTAAATCTGCTTCTAAATAATCTTCTAATTTATCTTTTACTTCCGGCTTTAGTTTTTTCCAAGCTTCGAAGGCGGGTTTTTTAGATTGGCTAACAGATTTATCGAAATTCATTTTTGTATATTTAAACCAAAAAGAGTTAAAAGCTTCAGAGTATTCTTTTTTATTTTTTTTATTTAGTTTATTTGTATCTAGTTTTATTGAATCTTGTTTGGGTGCAGCATTTGCTATGGGGGTATGCAGGGTTTGCGTAGGGGGCATAGCATCTGGTGCGGGGGTGCAGGATTTGCCACCCCTATGGATACTTGGTTCTGGAACGTTTACTAAGTGCCAAACGGTTACTTTATATAAATTAGATTTTTGTTCTCCGTTATTACCTCGTTGGTAAAATCTTTCTAAATAACCTAAAGCAACTAATTGGTTTACGACGCATTGGGCTGTTCTTTTACTTATACAAGCAAACTTAGCTATAGAAGAAAGCGAAGGATAACAAGTTTGATCTTCTTTACTTGCATAACTTTGTATAACCCAAAGAACCGCTAGTTGATTCGGCTGTAATTTACCTCTAAGATTAGTTGGCAATGCTGTGAAAGGATATCCCTGCGGATTAAATGACATTTTATAATTTCCTCGTTAATGGATTAGAACCGGCTCCGCAAGGGAGTAAAACTTATCTAGGTCGGGGTCGTATGATCGAATCATGTAAGAGAGTAAAATCATGGCGGGGGTTAGTTAATAAAGTTGCTCGGAAATTTATTAAAGAACCTTTTACGGGAGCTTGCGAGGTTGTGTTAGTATTCAAACTTAAACGCCGGAAAGATCATTTTAACAGCAAAGGCGAAGTAAAAAATAACGCCCCCAAGCAATACTTAGTAAAAAGAAATGACTTAGATAAGTTAGTACGCTCTACTTTAGACGCTCTTAGCGGGGTTGCATACTTAGATGATTGCCAAGTAATAAAAGTTATAGCTTCTAAAGAATACGCTAATAACGAAGAAGAAGTTGGAGTAAATATATGTATTAATGAGATAATTTAATCAGGGGATAGATCGGAAACCCCGCTTCCGCCCTGCCATTACAGCTTTCAGCCTTCCGTGTATCTCAAGGCA